ATCAAGCACTGCCTGCTCGCCAATCATCGACAAAACCGGATAATAGAAATCATACCGAGTCGATTTATGCCAATATCTCTCTACACCCTGACTGTACGTAATATCCGCACGCAAGTTAACCAGACCGATCAATACACCATGCTCAACAAACGACTTAGTAAAACCATGAGTCCCGCTAGCTGTACCAAAACCGCCAAGCAAGCCTAGAGCATCATCCGCAGCAGGAGTCGGCTGCCCCGACGTCTGCGCTACAGGCGTCACGTTCACACGCGTACTACCACCGCCCAAATATTCCGGCCTCTGTACGCGGAAATCTGGAACCGTCACACCGAAATGCGCCAAAATCATCTCATTATAACGGGTGCCTGAACGAGCATCTCTCTCTAATAAACGCTGAGTCTGAAACGCCAAACGCAAATCATTAATCGTTGCCGATGTAGCACTAGACAAATCAGCATACATAACGTTAGTCTGTGCATTAGTCGTACCAGAATCAACCTGCACAAAACCCGCGCCAGTATTAGGGTCCATCAACTTATAGGAACTAGTCGAATCGGAATAAATACCGATATTACCAGCGACACCCGCAGCAGTATGGACCTCTGCAACAGTACCCAACGGCAAATCTACCGCATCACCTTTCTGCGGCCACGGTAACGCGGAAGTAAAATAATCATGCCGTTTACCACGCTTGACCAACGCATAAGAAGCATAAGTATCAGGGCCATCATCCGTTTCCACAGTAAGTGAATCCTGTAAATTCTGATCCCTAAACCACTCATTCCAAATAAGGTTATAAGCCCGCGTAGGCAACGCCGAAATCTCTGACAAGTCCACACTTGAATTAGGCGGTAAACCCATATACGTTCTTAACGCACCGTCATTACCACTTCTAATATCAACCGTAGTACCGGAACTCTGAGCCGGAATAGTAAAGTCAATAGAATCCGCCGGATCGACCTGAGAACCGTGAAACTTCTCAAAATTATCCCACAATAAACGATACGGAACAAAGAAGAAAAACGACTCCAGAAACATATTATCCATAATCGGATGCAACGGCGTCGCCAATCTAGCAAAAAACGACATATTTACATTAAACGTGTCACCGGGAACAATATCATCTACTAAAATGGGAATAAGATAATCCGCATCAAACGTAGTCTTTACACCATGCGACCGATTAAAGGACGAGCGCGGAATTTCCGCGCGCGGCACCTCCGAAAAACTATGTGTCATAACTGAACTAGGCATTTAAGCAGTACCCCCAACGGCCGTATCCGACTCAAGCGCAACAACTTTAGAGACTATCTCATGAGCGGACGCAATATGATGCGGTCCCTCACCAAACAACTTCCCTTCTGCATCATTCCATTTACCAATTCTAAACAATTTAAAATGTTCTGGATGCTGTCCAATAACCGTGTCTTTATTCATCGCTACACTAGTAAAACTTCTAATAGCATCTTGATCATTCATCGCTGGAAACGGGCGATCATATACACAACTAACTGAATCATAAATAGCATACATAGGCTTAACCATTTCTTACTCCTTCGTTAATATTTTCAATCGTCCGGAAATCACCATACAACTTGTACTGTATACATGCTCGGCAATACAATCCGGTAAAAAACCAGTGTACAAATAGTCCCTCCTTATATCCTCCGCATACGCTGCATCTTGGTACATAATGGGAATCGTATCTCTCATCATAAACATCCCATACAGTTCCTACAGAGTCCTTTCGCGTAAATCTGTTCGCGCCTTCTTGCATAAGTGTTTACTCCACAATCTGCCCGGCGTATATTCCTCTGCATTCTCTTTTCTAAATTGAGTTCTAGACTCCTTTATCTTTAAATACAACTCCTCGTCATAATCTTTTAGCATTTCATCATAATAACGCGGAACGCCCTTCATAACCCCGACACCCGGAATAGGAATCTCATCACTTGGGAAACAGTCGTCTTTATACTTCTCAAACCATCCGGCACCGATACCGCACTTCTGCCCTTTGTAAGCAGCATTACCGCGACTCATACCGACAAACTCCGGTTCCAAAAAAGTAATTTCTCCATCCATATCGTAAGCTTGATAATGGTCATCAGCTACAGGCCCACGTACCTTCTTTAGTACATAACCTGCAACATAACTAGCAGAAGCAAAAGTAAGATCGCCAACGTCAACGAAACCATATCCCCATATTTTCTCCAGAGTCGGACTAGTATAACGTAAAACTCCTCCATCGGAACTATATGGCTCTAAATCAGTAAAACTATGATTAAAAAGACAAGCATGAAAATGGGGACGCCCCACGTTACAGAGAGGACAGCCAACCCGCTGTACGTCAATGCCATGCCTGCAACACCGACCGTATTCACCGGCATAAAAGTACCTAATCTCCCTCTTCGGAAACGCTTTCCGCAAACGCTTCATAAATAGTTGGAAATGCCGTTTATTTAAACTCCAATCATCCGGCACATATAACTCTTTTGCCAGTTGCTCTTCATCGCAAAAATCAGCATCACGATACGTCAGAGTAATAAAGCAATTACCTCCTTTATATTCATGCAAGCTGGCTTCGTGGGTAATTCGCATCGCCCACATACGACAATAATCCAAACGACAACCGAGACACTGACCGCAAGCAACTTCCATTTTTTCACTACAATTTCTCCTATCAAACGTCAAACCGCCAGTATCCCGATCCTTCCATCCTTTTAATGGACTGTCGCATCCCACTACAAACGAATACCGCCACGCATCGGCCGAGGCTTCACATTCATACTATTAGTTTTAGAAGCCGTAGCCGTAAACAAACGCTTAGAACCACCGTAAGATAATTTACTACGTCTAGCCATCGTTATCTCCTTCATAAGCAAACGCACACAAATCGGACATAGCCCGAACATTAGCCGAAACACTCTGCGGAGCAGAAATAATTTCAACATAACTACTATCGCCGTCCGTACCGCAGCGCAAGTTAGTAGCACTAAACGCACCGCATCCGTTTAGAAAAAAGGGTACGGACAATATTACCAAAATCTTCATAGACCCTCCAAAGCCAAGCAATAGGCAATCGTCGCGCCGTAGCGCAGCGTAGGCGCGACTCCTTTTCGCGCTGGCGCCTGAAGAGGGTCGCCTTTAGGCGACTCCACAGGCCGCGCAGCGGCCACTTTAACACAGGGTCGGGGTTTCCCCCGACCCTGTAATACATTTACTTCTTCTTACCTGCGCGGTTCAACTTCTCCAAATTATCCAAACTTTGCTGCAAGGCCGCTTCCTGCCTTTGCAGCTTACCGCGCAGTTTCACACTATCACCAATTAGTTCTATCTCCAACTTAGTCGCTTCAATAGCAGCGCGCCGCCTGTCGGCTTTACGCTGCTCCGCTTCAATCAAACTCAAAAGTGCATCATTCACGATTCCATTCCTCCGCATTAGAGTGGGCAGCTTCGATAATATCGTCCATCTCGCTTAGAAATTCCTTCCATTCTTCGGCAGAAAAGTTAGCGCCATAAAAGACATCGCGTAACTGCCTTACGTGTAGTTTCCAATCTTCAACCCATAGATCATGGTTTTTCATAGCGTCCTCCTTTTGTTAACGCAAATATATTAAACCATACGAAAAACGAAAATGCAAGGCCAATATTGGCACGGACCTTGCATTCCTTCTTGCTAAACCTTCGCGTAGCACATGCAAAAAACGCGCGGGAAAGTTACCGCGCGCGTACCAAAAAAAAGCCCGCCCTAGCGTTAGCCAGGGCGGGCCCCAGAGAGCCTACTAGACACTCTCTGGGGGACTGACACCTCCGTCAGTCCCAGAGGGTGCATCGCCACCCTCCGGAGCCGGTTGAGGACTCACCGGCTCCACTGCCGATCGCTTCACCGGGTTCGGGAAATATGACCCCGGTTCAGCAATCTTCGGCAACAACTCCGGCAATCTATCAATATTAGCCGGATCACTCGCAAATGCCGCAAACTTCAACGCATCATTATCGAACTCTCTCCGAATCTCACTAGGCGCCTCTGCAAAAATTTCATTAGCTTTATTTATTAGTGCCAACGACTCTTGCAAATCTTGCCCTGTAAACTCTCCGTATACCATTGCAGGATACTTCTGCAAATGGGCCACAGTTCCCTTAGTCTGCGCCTTCTTTAGTATCTTATTAATATCTGTACTATCTTTAAATGACTGTTTCGTCATTCTCGTTTTCTTATAATCTTCAGCAGTAGGCTGCCTAGTTCCAAGCATACTCATTAATAGTTTCCTTCTCTATTTCTTCGACGATTACCGTCGGAATCATAATACCAATTGGCTATATCATCGCTCACTTGATCAAAACGCTTATGTATACCCTCTGCGATACTTTCCATTAAACTTCGTGCTGTGTCTTTCATATCTGCCTTGAAAAACTCCAACATATTCTCGATATCCAGAGACGTAAAATCTGTACTCTGAATCTTTTCGAGCAATGTTTTCAGAAAAGCACCGGCGTTACTAGATGCTTCAGCCACCAATCCTAACGCTTCCGTCTGCCTTCGACTTAAATCAGCCCGAGCACCAATTTGATCCAATGTAGGCCCCAAACTAGCACCAGCTACACCAGCCGTCATGCCTCCTTGTGCACCAGCCACAGCAGCTTCGCCGACATTACCGACGGTAGCAAGAGCACTAGCAGGAGTAGAAGCATCAAACTTACCAGCGAGTATAGGATTAATTCCAGCAGCTTCCAAGTCAGCCATCCTACGCTGTACAGCAGTATTCGACATCCTTTCAGTAAAAGCATTAGCCTCCCTCATTAGTTTAACATTAGTTTTATTAGCACTATGCTGGCCTAGACCAGAAAAGATGCTACCCAAACCACCTGTTACAAACGCTTCAAGAGACATTAGAACCTATCCAAGTTACCCGGAACACCAAACAACGGCATTGGTCGAGCACACTGCATGTTAAAATGCGCATCAAATAGCAAATGCGGCTCTGTATTAACAGCAATAGCCCGATCCAAAGGCGTACCTGTATTAGACTGAATAAACGTATCGCCCAAAGTCGGCAAACTTCCGAAATCTTCCGACAAATGCCACGCTTTCAAGCTACTAGCATGATCAACAGCAAACAAACCAGTCAATCTTGACGGCTTATACCTGTATTCTGCATAACGCTCCTGATAACCAAAGACATCATCATCAGCACTTGTATTCTGATAAAAAATCTCCTGATCAAGCACTGCCTGCTCGCCAATCATCGACAAAACCGGATAATAGAAATCATACCGAGTCGATTTATGCCAATATCTCTCTACACCCTGACAGATCGTGACTGGGAAAC